CTAGATCTGATGTATAATACTCGTCTAGATCAACATAATCATTTGTGTATGTATAGTCGAGATCGTAGTCGTCGTACATAAGCTCGTCGAGATTGTATGAACGTTGATAGTATAGCACAGATCTCGAAGAGATGCAAGTATGATGTCTCGACGAGAATGTGATAGTATATATGCATTCTCGTCTAGATTTGTGTGGGTCTCGTCTAGATTTGCTGATATTCTAGACTAGATTATAAGGATTGTCAAGCCCCTGAGCAGTCTTATGTGGGTCTCAGAGTATTTTTGCGGGGGTGGGGCTTGACAAACTGCGAGTCTTATGGTATGCAGGCTTTACTTGTAATAAGATCGGGCATTTAATTATAAGATCTCACATTAACTCACATAAAATCACATTAACTTAGAAGAAAGAATATTTATAACTATTCCACAGATTAATATACTTTTCCACACCTTTTTCCACAGAATATTATAGAATACTAACATATGTTTATTTGTATCTTGTCCCATAATATACAATAAGACTCATTTTTCATTATGTACAATAAAATAACCATTATATACAATAAATAAAAGCATTGTATATTATAAAAAATGTCTCAGGGAATCATCTACCTCATCATCAACAAAGAAAACGGTCACAAATACGTAGGACAAACAACTCAACCACTCAACAAGAGATGGCAACAACACATACAAGAAGCAAACAGAATGTCCCCCAAACCATTACACAGGGCATTTCGTAAGTATGGTGTTGATAAATTTACGATGAAAGTAATAGATGAATGTGATGAAAAACTATTGAATGAGAAGGAAGAATATTGGATAGAACAATACAATACATTTGAGAGTGCAGAAGGATATAATGCAACAAGTGGTGGTAGTAGACCAATCTTTAGTCAAGAGACAAAAGATAAAATATCAAATATAATGTCCAATATTGAAAGAACAGATGAATGGACAAATAACATTAAAGAATCACTCACACAAAAGGCAAAGATAGATCCGTGGGGATGTCTTACAGAACAGAACAGAGGTAATGGTAAGCACAGCGGTATTAAGATAATGGGAGTAAATATAGAAACCGGCGAAGAAAAGATATGGGAGAATGCTCGTGAAGCAGCATTAGAAGTTGCCGGTGATAGAAATAAAAACAGTAATATTCTCTTATCCGCTCGTAAAGGATACAAGTGTTATGGATACAAATGGAAAATATTAGAGAACAAATCTAAAAAGAAAGCAGTAAAAGGAGTATGTAAAAGAACCTGGGAAGAAGTCTTTTATGAAAGTATTAGTGCAGCAGTACGTGATTTAGGTAATGGCACAAAAAGCACCGGACTAATTAAAAGTCTAAGAAATCCCAATCGCTATAGTTGGAAAGGATACTATTGGTTCTATGATTAGTTTATTACTTTTTACCATCACAGTATAAAAAGTATTTGTATTCGGCAAATTGATTATGATTCCAGCGTATCACATCACATCCTTTATACTTGTCAACGACCGTGAAGTTTGATTCTGGTGCCGGTGGTTTATCTTCTGTCGTGAACATATAAAATCCGGCAATAAGGACCACAATAATTACCACGGCACGGTAATAATTAAGTTTACTCATAATCATTCATCCCAAGGTGCTTTACGTTGAAGTAGTTTAGCAATCTTTTCGTTGTATTGTGGTGGTTCATTCAATCGTTCTACAAGAGCATCAAAATCTTCCTTTGGTAGGATAATTGTTTCTGGTTTAGCACCTTTACCCCAGAACTTCTCAAACTCCCACTTATACTCCATATCACACCAACCAGAGTTGATAGAATACCAGAACTCCGTCCAGATATGATAGTCATCAAATCTAAATCCTTCGTGGTTGATAAGACGATACCACCACCAAAAAGGAGTGTAACGTAGGAATCTATTTGAGATTATAAGTTTATTAATAAGTATCATCATAAAATTCGTAGATAATCTCTGCGGTTTCATCAATCAGTTCTGATGTAATTATACCACAATCACATTCTTCAGGAATAAAGACATTATATTTTTCACCATATGGCAACCAACCACGATTAAACTTCTGTTCCAGATATGCTACGTGTTTCTCACCTTCTTCTGTGAATGGTTGTTGAAAAAGGTAATGTAAAGCATCGTGCTCTGCATATGCTTTAAGTGCTCTTTCTGTTTTGTATGGAAATTTATTTTGATGAATAACTGTCACAACCCAACGACGATGAATTTTTTGTGGAATAGTATCCAAGAATTGTTGAATGTCCATTACCATCTTCCCAACCGCAGTTTGCGTTCAGGTGAAAGATAAGGATTGTAAGGGTCATCATAAGGAAAAATATACTCACACATCCATCCCCAACTGAGAGACTCCCAGAAGTCATTAGGGAAGTGCTCAGCAGTCTCATGACAATCCATAATGTAAGGAATGTTGCGAAAACCTTCAATAAACCATTCCCATTTAGTCATTTGCCAGTATTCTTTAGGGGTCATAATGTTATCCGCAGTTGGGCATCCAGATGGTAGAGAGTTTGTTTTTCTTTGCAGTGATATTGAAGTGGTCAATTTGACCATTCTTATGATAGATTCCGCACCAGAGGAATCCATCATCCATCATCTCAAAGTGTATCATATCAATGTCCCTGACGACAATCTCATCAGGATTCTTTTCATCTTTCATTTCTTCCATTTCCATTCACTCTTGATACTCCACTCTGTTCTAATGTAAGAGTAGTTTAGATAATCCCAAAAAATACCTTGATAATCTTCAAAGTCCCATTCAGGGTCACGACCATCATAAGTCATCAGGTCTTTCCACAACTCAAAACATACCTTAAAGAGTTTCATTCTTCTTTCTCACTCGTTCAAGAAATGCAGTTGCTTGTTCATCCAATCGTGCAATCAAATCCTCAATATCACTAATTGCAATCTCATTATACTCACGATTGAGGTTCTCACAACGAAGTGCGTCAATTGCGGACTGTAGGGTGATGATTTGCATATGTTCCATCGTTATAGGCATACCTTGAGGCATACCAGAGGTTTCAAGATTATAAAAATCATTATATCGTTGAAGAACACGATTACTTTTTTCCCTCCTTTCGGCAACCTCAAACATCTCATCAGGATAAAACCTGTCTTCCATAATGGTTCCTTTGATTTCTCATATTATACAACAAAAGGCACCTGATTTCAAGTGCCCTTGTGCCAGTTGTTCAGGTGTCCTCTTCCTTCTGCTTTTCAAGAAGTTCTCTCAGTTTCTCTCTACCATAATCCGTTAATTCCTTTTTAGCATTTCTCAAATTATCAATTTCACTTTGAGAAAGAAAGAAAGCATCAGGAATATGCCCGTATTTTTCAGTCATCGCAACATCTCCTTGATTTTACGCAAACAATCATTAAATCCATCAACAAGCAATTCAGTATCTACATTTTGACTTCCTTCTGCTGATTGTTCTTTGGGCAACCAGTCCTCCACCAAATCCACAATCTCATCACAACAATCAATAGAATATCCAAGTTGATCTCTTACCCTATTGTAAAGTTTTTGATATTGATATTGTTTCACCAACCTATTCACAACCTCATCGGTAATGTATGAAGCAGGATTATCTTTCTCATCCCAATATGCTCTCACATTCCTATAAGGTTCATCAGCATCATACTTCCCCTTTTTCACATCATTAAACCATAATCCTTCAAGCAAACGACGAGTTTCACCATCAGTAATAGCAACCATTACTAAACCATCAACAGTATGTTTTTTCTTATACCAACCATGACTTCCATCAGTAAATTCAAGACGATAATAAACCTCATCATTATAAGAGACAACCTCACCCTTAACATTAAATTGAAGGTTCATTCTTGGTTGAGATTTATGTGTTTCAATCTCTTTGAGGAGTTCAAGTTTTTTTTGTAAGACGGCAATTTCTTTTTCAGTTTTTTGAATATCGGATTTGTAAGTCATTTGTTTCAGGTAAGGAGTAGCATCCATCACACCATCTTTCATTGCTTGTCTAAAAGCATTACGCAGACCTTCATCTACTTGCTCTGGTGTTTGTGGAGTTGGTTGAAATTCAGTCATTTTCTAATCACAGCAATTACTTTACGATTTGGATACTTCTCTACAATTATATCACGAGCACTCTCATAATCAATAGCATCCTCTACGGTTTCATAATACACAGTTTTATCTACGTCATCCCAAGTTTGAACTTCGTAAGTCATAATCCTCTGCGTGATACTTCTTCATTTAGTTCCCAACCAGCATCGTGCCCTACTTTGAAACCTTTAGTATAACCCTCATCATAAAGTGCTCGGGCAAACTTCAAGAAGTCATCTTCATCACATTCCCAGTAAATGTCGTGTGTTGTTTTACTTATGTGCCTATCAAACCCATAGGTTTCAGCAAGTTTTAGAAGTTCTTCGTTAGTCATTTTCTAAAAAGTCGTTCAAGTTTTTCTTTGTTCTGGAAGAGTTCATAAGATTTGATTTGCTCTCCATAATACTTGCTGATATGCCTACACAAATCTTCTTCTTGTTCGGTAATATCCATATTATGTTTGTATTTCAAGAGAAAAATAGTTTCAATATCTTTGAGAGTACTAAATGGAATATCTAAAAATTCTTCGTAAGTCATTTTGCCCTCATAGCAGCAATCACAGCATCACGGGCAGTTCTACCCTTTGCTCTACTCATAGGAAATCCAGTATTGATAAAAACCCAATCACTTTCACCATTCATCTTGAGAGAATGTCCTTGAAACTGATTGAGTAGAAACTCAAGGATTTCTGTGTCTGTTGGTTGTTCAGTCATCTTTTTCAACCGTCATAGTAGGACATATCATAACTACCTTCATTATAACCCATTTGAAAGATTTCTTGGGCAAACTTCACAAAGGCATCAAAGTTTCCAGAATACTCCCAACCATCATTTTCATCCCAATCTTCTTCAAAGTGTTCTTTTACAAGTTTGATGACTTCTTCATCTAAAATCATTAGAGTGCCTCCACATCATCAGCAATCTCATTCAGTTCTTGAGCAGTATGAGTAAGCCAAGGTTCATTTGCAAGAACTCCATCTCTATGAATGAGAGAAGAAATCACACGAATAGAAGATGCTAATGCTTCTTTCATATCATCTGTTGCTGGTTGTGTAAGTTCTGCTTTGAATGTTTCCCAGATTTGGTGTGCGGTATTCGTCATCATAGTTTCTCCAGTTCCTCACACAATTCTAACACATCAGCACACATAATCACACCAGGGCTTTGTTGGAGTTGGTTGATGACTTCACGGAGAGCAGCAGCAACTCCGTCATTTGGATAGTTGTAAGGATCCTCTGCTTTGTATGCTTTCATAATCCTTTGTGCTCTTTCAGTCATTTCAACCTCCAATAGCACCAGTCAATACACTATCAACACCATCCTTCCAACCATCATCATAACCTTCTCGATACTCAATTTCCATAACCTTAGCAGCAAACCTCATAGCAACATCACGGATAGTAATAAATTCGTTATTGGTAGTAGCAATCATATCAGGAGACATACCAAATTCAGTTCCATCTCCCCAGAGTTCCATTAGTCGTTGGTCAGTCATCAGTCCTTTGTGTGTATGAGAGTATTATAAGGCACACACAGGGTCTATGGTGAGGTCTTGTGCCAGTTTAGAAAGTGTCCTCCTTTATAGATTTTTCCACAATCTCTAATAATTTTTTAGGAGTAATGGAACGAAGTGCTTCATTTTCTTTTCGCAATCTTTCAACTTCCTTTTTAAGTTGATTATTTTGTTCTCTAATTTGATTGGTTTTTTCTCTAAAACTGGACAACCAATCAGTCATAATACATATCCTCTTCATATTTTACATAATCACTTTGAAGATAGTTAAAGAACTCTCCGTCTTCACTTCTCATAGTATAGCACCATTCTTCAAAGATTTCCCAAATCCAATACCAACCAACTTGGATTTTTTCAAAGAAGTTCATAGGGCGATTGTAGAGTTTAGTCATTTATCGTGAAACCAATTGTAAGCAATCATCCACAATACTCCCCAAGCAGTTCCAAACATAAACCACAAAACATACTGTGGAAAGAACAAAGCAACTAACAGAACACCAAACCAAAGTGAAGGAACATAGATTGTTTTTAGAGATTTGATGTATTTGAGTAGTTTAGTCATAGTGCCTCCAGTTCATTAATAAGAGTCAAAAGTTCATCCACATAAATCACACTATCTCCTCCATACATTCTAGCATAAAACTCGTCCATATTGGAGTCTGGTGGAAGAGAAGATGAGTATTGATTGATGATTTCTTTGATTGTATGAATAAGAAGTTTGGGTTGAGACAAATCTTTTTCCTTATCCATATAGGCATAAAGAACTTTTTTTGCTTGTTCGGTTTTGTAATTAGTCATAAGTCTTTAAATAGTATGATACGAACTTGGGTGTTCATTAATATAAGCAATCGCTTTCTTAATATCTCCATTTGTTGAGTATAATGCCTTCTTGCAATCCATTATCCCGGCACCAGTTATTTCACGCAACTCTTTAATTAACTTAGGGTCTTTATGAGGTTCAGTCATTTCAAGTTATCCATAAGAAACTGTTTGTAATCACCTTGTCCATTATAATAGTTGGAATTATACTCTTTCCAACTATCTTCATCTTCTGAGGTTTCGGGCAACCACTCCTTTAGTAGTTTTATCATTTCTATGACAAACCTTGGGTCGTGTAGTCCTCCCGTTTTTTTAAGATAATAGAAAAAGAAAGATTCTTTTTTTATACTCATTTTTAATTCCCCCCACCTTTTTCAGTTACTTTTTTTATCCATTCTCTTTCTTTTTCAACCCTGTCTTTTGTAAAAATTTCATATTGTTCGTCGGTGGGAATAGGAGGAAGTTTTACCCATCCAGAAGGTGTTCCACACATAAAATCTCCATCACTCCACATCCACAGAGTTCCATCGGCACATAATGCTCTATTTCCAGAGATTTGTATAGGTGTTCTTTCAGTCATTCTTCTATCCTTTCATAATCAGCAAAACCATCTGGATTTAGATGTCCTACTGTGAGTTTAATACTTGTTCCAGTAAGTTCGTGTTGAAGAACAACTCTATGAGAATACTGCTCCATTACAACATAAACATCATTAGAGTTCTTATGTTTCCATTTAGAACCTATTGGTATTTCAGTCATTCTTCATTCTCCACAAAGTTTAAGTGCTGGAACTTTTTCGTGAGTTGTATCCTTGGTCCAAGAACATACCTCTTTGTGTTTTCCATAATACCAAGCATCATAATAGTCCAGTAAGATTTCAAGTTCTTCAAAATGACTAACATCATTTACTCCACCCTCATAACCACGAACAACCACTCTCAAATCTTGTGGATACTCTTTAAGTTTTTCAATCAATTCAGCAACAGTCATTCTTCATCCTCCTCATCATCCTCCTCCTCAAATTCAATCACAACGGGGTCGTGTTTTACAATTTTAGTATATTTTTTAGGATAATTTCCTTTTGCTACATCATCATAAATTACCTCAAAAAATTCATCAAGAACTGCAGACTCAAATCCACTTTGGGAAGGATAACAATCCCAATCATCAAAATACTCAAGAGTTGGAGTGTATGTGATTGTTCTACTATATGTGATAGTGATTGGTTTGAGTTTGATTTTTTTGATTTTAGTCATTTTTTAAAAAGGTTTTCAAGTTGTTTTTTTTTGTTTCCAGAGTTCGGCAGATTTTATTTGTTCGTCAGCAAACCTGTTTATATGTTCGCAGATTTTTCTTTCTTCAGTAGTAATATCCATATGATACTTGTCTTTCAAGATAAGAATAGTTTCCAAATCTCTAAGAACACTAACTGGAATATTCAAAAACTCTTCGTAAGTCATTCTTCTATCCTTTCATAATCAGCAAAACCATCTGGATTTAGATGTCCTACTGTGAGTTTAATACTTGTTCCAGTAAGTTCGTGTTGAAGAACAACTCTATATTAATTGGATAAAAGTTTGGTGTTTTTGGTTGTTCAGTCATTTTTCAATCGGGGGAAACAGTATCAAGTAAATCAAAAATAAGAGCAGTAAGGAAAGTATCTCCCTTACCATCAGGAACTCCTCTAAACATAATTTGAGGAGAATTCTGGAAAGAATTTTCAAACCCAGTGGATTTATAAACTGCATTATAACGACGCAGTAAGTCTCCAAAGTCCCTCATAAAATTATCTGTGTGTCTTTTTTCGTGTTCAGTCATTCTTCATCCAAAGTAAATTTAATTTCTTCAACCCAACTATGAGACAGGATTGCTTCGGCAAGAGCAGAAGCACCAAGAGAATGGGAACCATCCACTTCACGGATAATCTCTGCCAGTCGGATAATGTGTCCTACTTTTGGTGGTAGTTTGTTGGTCATTTCAATTAGTAATCAAATGGATTGTCGTAAATGGTGTTTTCATTCATAACATCAACTTCATCTTCGTGAAACTCAAACTCACCTTCATCCAATTGTGCGGCAAGTTTTTTAATGTGTTCAATTCGTTTCTGCCTATCCTCAGGGTTAGTAAAAACCTCACAAGGAGTATAAAAGGTGTTCCATTCCTCCCTACAACCAGTGTCAGTATCGTAGAATAGCAAATAAACTTTAGTCATCAGCAGTCCTTTGTGTATATGAGAGTATTATAAGGCAAAAAGGGCACCTGTGGAGATGCCCTGTGCCAGTTGTTCAAGTGTCCTGATAATACATCCCCTGTCCATCAAAAATATAATCAGGTTGAGAATACTCTAAACCACTTTCATATAACTTTGTTTCTCCTTCTGTATAAACCTCAAAAGAATGAGTTTTCAAGTATTCTTCCATTTGTTCGTGGATTTTTACTCCCCGTTTATATGCTTCTTGGTTAGTCATACTACCTCACACATAGGAAAGATTTTGGTTTTTGAAATAAATCCCGGTTTCGTGTATTTGTCTCTATAATCTGCTGCGAATACCCATGCTTCATTTTTTGTTTCAAAAGGACCAAAGTATCTGTGAAGTGCCTCTACACCTTCATATTTGTTGTAAAGTCCCACTATCCACTTATGAGAATGAGATGGGTATGTGTCGTTTTCATCAATCCAGTCGTAGTATGCGTCCTTATTCATTTACTCTCTCCATTTGAGCAAGTGGTTCAGTTCCCCATTTCATAGGTAAATCAAAATCCACAGTGATAGGCATTTCATTTCTGGAAACATTTTCATTCTCAATAATGCCCTGTTCTACTGCTCGGTCCACAGAAAGTTTCCTACGAATGACCCGATGAAGGTCATAAAGAATACCATTACTTTCTGGAAGGTCTGGATGTCCTACCCCAAGTGATGAAGCACCACCATCAATACCATCAATCATATGTTTGGATAGAATTGCTCCAATAATTTTCATATCCTGATGAAATTCCCCATAATCAATGGGTTTTTGAAGAGGTAGATTATCTTGAATTTCTCTCCACTGACCAAGTTGAACTCTTTGAAGCAAATCAGTAGCATCTACAAGTGCTCGTGCCTGCTTTTCAGTGATGGTGAGATTGTAGGTTTTCATTGATTTTCAATAATGATTTTGATTTGTTTAAGGTCTTCTATTCGTTGTTTTGCATCATCATACTGTTCACAATACCAGTCAAGGTCATTAACTTCGTGATTGGTTTGTTCCCTGATGTCCCATTCAAAACACTGGAGGTGTCCTTCTTGGTCTTGTATGAAGTAGTTGAGAGTATCAAGGAGTGACATTTTCAGGAACAGGGGGTGGTGGTGTTAGTGGAGGTAATACAACAGGTTGTGGTGCTGTTTGAACGATAGGTGCTGGAAGTTTTACTGGTTCGGGAGCAACTTGTGGTTCTTGTACTTCTTCAAGTTTCTTCTCCAACTCCATTACCTTTTGGTCTAATGGAGTCAAAGGAACTTCTTTTTGAGAATCTGCAAGTTTCCAACCAGTAGCACCAGCAGCAAAGATACTTGCAAGAGCAGCACACACAGAAATGGTCTTAGAAAAACTCATTCAATAATCTCCCAATCTTTGTCAGTTTTATCACCAAAACGGTTAGTGCCAGTTCTTGTGCTTACCCAGAAGAAGTATTTGCGATTTTCTGATGCCAAGAACAACTCACCACCAGTATCCTGCTCTACAATACAGACAGGATTACCTTCCATACTATTTGCTAATCTATTGATTGCTTTTTTACTTTTTGGTCGGACTGTGACTTTGCGGTTCATTGGTCTTTTGAATATAGTGTTATTATACAGGAGATATGGGATTTTTGAAACCCTTATGGGACACTTTCTCAACCGTCACACTTGCCTTTTCTTTTCATTCTATTTTTAGCCCATAATTCTCTCAAATATTCTTTATTTTCTTCCTTCCATTTTTTGATTTTATCTTGATTATTTTTTCTCCATTCTTTCATATATTCTTTTCTTTTTTCTTTTGTTTTTTGCTGGTATTTTCTATCTCTTTCTCTTTTTGCTTCCCGTTTTTCCTCATCTGTAAAATATTTTTTATTTGGTCTAATATCAGTTCTATTTTTTGCTGCTACACTTTGTTTCTTTTTAGTTTCCTCTGATGGAAGAAATCCTCTACAACCTTCTCCACCAATTGTTGAATTATATCCATTATGATAAGTGTTATATTTATCAACATAAAATATTTCTTGTTCGTTCAAAATACAAGTATCGTATTCATCAACAATTCCATAAATGAAATTATCCCATCCATATTTTCTTACGGCACGATAAAACTTATTATTTACACCTCTACCACAATCGTGCCTGTGCTGACCCCTTCTCCTTTCTTCAAATACAGTTTGCCCTATGTATTTTTTCCCAGTAGGAATACAGTGGTAGCAGTAAATTACTCCTTTCATTCTACTCTAATTTGCTCGCAATACTATTTATAATACAAAGGAGGGACTTTCACCCTCCTCCTGAAAAGTGCGAGCAAATCAGGTATTGTTATTTAGTTTTCTTTTCAAGGGCAATCTCAAGTTTCAGTTTGCGAATACCAGTAATGAAGAACGCAAAGTCTCTAGTTTCAGTAATGGGTTTGATTTGCTCGCATACATCACACTTTGACTCATACACACTGCTACAACCGACACTATAAACTCCAAATTCCTTACCACAGTCAAAACAAGTATTATAGGCAGTTTCAAGTTTCTTCAGGAGTGCTTTCTTTTCTTTGAGGTTCATAGCAGAGTTCAACTCCGTATTTGTTTTTGAGGTTGTCTGTGAGGTAATCATACAGCAGGTCGGCAAACCCGTGATGGGGTCTTGTGCCAGTTTCTAAAGCACCACTGGTGGCAACTGCCCAAAAAATATCAAGGTCGTGTTTTGATGGCAATTCTTTCATTCTTCTCTCTCCCAACTATTCCAAGTAATACCAAAGATTTCTGCCGAAAAACCAAATCTCCAACACCAGAAGATAATATCAATCAAACGATTGTTTCCAATTCCAATTTGAAGATAAGGAAGGTCGGGATAGTTGTTCCAATAAAAACTGAATTGCAAAAATGAACGCCTTTTACCTTTAAATAGAGTAAAGGTATACTCTGGTCCAAAGTCTTCTTTCCTATAAAAATCAAGAAGTTTCATTCTACTATTTCCTGTGCTAATTGAAGTAAATCTTGTTTATCCAGAACAATCATATCATTCTGGGCGTTATAAAATCTTACGGTTTCGGCAGCAACCTGTAGAATTGCGGAAACCAGTTTCTCTTCAGTATCGGCACCCTGATTGTTTCTACAGTCCCATACCGCTTTCATAAAGTTTTCAGAGCGTTCAGTCATTTCTCATAATGATAAGTTTTCCCAGTATTATACCATAATAAGTTTGTGTGGTACTATCACCTTCACATCGTTTGATTTCAAGTTTTGTGAGGTGAATGAGACTTTGGATTTCTTCTTTACTTAAGTTCCAATCTGTGAGATTATGTTCGGTTACTTCCATTTACACAACGCTGTATTTCATAATTTGGAAAATGGTGAGTACGAAGGGCATTATACACAATAAATGCGTTTGTAATAAAAATGGACAAAAACATTATAAGACGAACAACTGCCACTTGGTCGGCTTCTTTGTCAGTCTTACCGGACTTTTCACCTAATGATTTTGCAATGATTCGCCACAGATTATTTTTCTGGTTCTTCATAGTCATTTACAATTTCAATACTATCCCACTTGTCAGGATACACTAGCATACAAACATCTCTGGATTTATGATCATAAGTTTTAACACAGATCGTAATATACTGACTTGAAATAAATCTTACGACTCCCATATGTTCTTTATATTTGACTGACAGATCCTTGGCAAATATCATCATACAAAGCACATTTCCAGTGATGTTTTCTTCGGTATCATTGCCGAATAAGGAGTAGTATTACCTATATTGACTTGTGTGCCGATTGTCTTTGAATTTACGGGGGCATAGTATTCTTTTTTCTTTGGAGAATAGAAACCCCATACTGTTTTGGTAGGAGCACCAAGATTATAATCAAACTTACGAGTACAACACAACCAAATACGAATGATTCTTGTATTGAACTGTTCGTACTCATAAGAATAATCTTTTGTGGGTGCCTTATGCGGAAACTCAATCTGCAGTAACATCAGGAACAGCACGAAGAAACTGGGGATTATGCCCTAGGGCAAGATATGATTGAAGTTTTTGATCGCATTCTTCTTTTGTAAGATTAGATGCCGATTCATCAATCAGTGCCCAACCATTTGTAAACATTTCTTCAATACGATAAAGTTGTGTCACGTCGTAAATGCCTCCAGAATGCCAGACTCATACTCATCTTGTAGTGCGAACTTTTGTGCTTTGAGAATATTCTTTTTTAATTTTGGATAATGGTTTAGATTAAGTTCATTATCTTCTGCAGCAATCAACTCAAAACATTCATTATCATCTTCTGCAAGAACATTCCAAAGTCCACCATCAGAAAAAGGTGCTGGAATAAAATGATCCACCAAATACAAGTACTTCATTGACCTCTTGTGTTTAACATTGATATCATAGGAGGTTTTTATTCAAAAGTCAAGTGTGCGGAAATTAAACTGTCCATAGTTTATTTGATACTATCTTTTCAAGTGTTCCAAGTTTAATACCAAATATATTTGATATTTCTTGATTTTTATATTTTTTAGAAGAGTGCATTTGACGTATTTGTTCAACTTTATTCCAGTTAAGGATCGCTCTCCCGTTTCTTTCCCCTTTAAGACCTTTTCTACTTGTATCTTCTCTTACTTTTCTTTCATTTTCATATCTTTTAATTTCTTCATCATTTCTTGGTATAAGTTTATATCCTTTATGTTGAATTCTTTTTCCATAAAGAGTTTCATGAAGATGTCCTACATTAAGATGATTGTTTCTACAATACTTTGATAAATTTAGAATTTTTATTCTTTCACCAGATGGCGTTTCTACCAAATATTCTTTACAGAAATATTCTGATGGTTGACCACCTCCAGGAGAAAGATTATACCCATTTTCTACAGTTTTGTATTTGGAAATCCAATGTATCTCTCTATCATCTAAAGTAGATAAATTACATTCCTCTACAATTCCCCAAATAAATCCCTCTTTTCCATATTTCTTAAGAGCATTCGCAAACTTATGATTGTATCTCTTACAATCCATAAAGTGCTCATTGATTCTCAAATTAAGATTATTTTTTACAGTTTGCCCAATGTATTTTTTTCCTGTAAAAATGCAATGAGCACAGTAAACTTTACCTGTTGAAGGCATAACTACTCTGCTGTTGAGTGACATAATATTTATATGATAAAGGAGGCATTTCTGCCTCCTTTCTTACCTGGAAAGTGTCACCCAACGCAGGTATTATTATTTATTTGTGTTTGTCAAGCAATGGATTTGCCTTTCAATTTCATACTTAATAGGCAATAGATGAGAAGCAAAGAAACCAGCAAATTGATTACCCTGTAGTAGATTATAAATGTTCTCAGTTTGCTGTAGAGCAAGAATCAATTTTGTTTTTTCATTCATCAAATAAACTCCTGAATGTAATAATCGACAGTAATCTCAAGTTCGGCAGATTTGCGTTCATAGAACATCTGAACATAATCCTCTGCTGCTTGTCTTACCTGATAGTGCAACTCCTCTACCTGAGCGTGATTCATAAAGTCCTCAAAAGAATTAATAAACTGGGAAATGTCGGAATCGTTCATTTGGAAAGATGGCAACGGGAATGTGAGATTTCGGCACATTTAGTGTCATATGCCTTGAAGAGTTCTTGATCACGTTTGATCAGAACTACATTATACATCAGAATGGCAATGAATGCAAGAAAGATGTAAGTTGGTTTCATCAGTCCTCTGTGTGTATGAAAGTATTATAGGGCATCCAGGGTGATGTGGAGTGCCCTGTGCCAGTTAATCGGGTGTCACACTGCTACCAGTTTTTTCGGATCAAACTTGCCATAAGTGATGACTGCATTTTCAACTTGAACTTTACCATTCATAAAATACTTGACCCACATATCCTCAGGTTCTTCACCCTTACCAGTAAGAATGAACAGCACATTCGGATATTCCTTAGAAAGCCTACACATATCCTCAGTGTGGTCATACCATTTTTGTTGAACACCAAATGGATTGAAAGTTAGAAAATTAACCACATCATTTTGAGTAGCAATGCTGGTCTCATACATCTTTTCAACATCTTTGATGAGTCGTTTCTTCAACTCATCAGAGATATTTGATTGTTGAATTTCTTCAATTTCGGATTGTTTCTTTTTCTCAACATGACCTTTGTCTTGAGAATTGTCAATGCTCAGTTCGTAGTAAGTGTAGTAACCCATGTTCGGTGTCTTGTGTGTATATGAGTATTATAGGTCAGAAGGAGGGGGTCAGGTCGTACCGTAGTCCAGTTTGCGAACTGTCCATCCGCTCCATCACAGAATAGAGTTTGTTATAGAGTGCTGGCACACTTCCATAGTCTCTGGCAATATGAATTTCGTCAATATTCTCTAGATTTTGAAGTGCAGAGAGGATAATACCAATCTCATGCACATTTAGATTTACCTGTGTTTCTGTCATATTCATCCTTGTTTGAAACAGATACGATCCATTATACACATAGCAAGTTGAAATTTCAACTCCTCGTCAATTTCTCCAAATTGTTCCTGAAGAGCATCAGGAATGACTTCGTGCATAAATTCACACCAACGTTCATCCTGATAGATGTAATCAATCACCTCAGGAACCAGTGCCGATGCCAGTTTGTTAATTGTTTGATGAGAGAGTGCCATTTCAGTTAAGAGTGAGTTTGTATTTGTCAATCAGAAGATCACGCACAAGTTCGCGGTCAATACTATCACCACAGAACTCTTGCCCTTTGATTCTGGCAATCTTGATAATGTCATTAGTTGCTTTACGAACCACAGTACGATTGATTCCGGTGATAGGATACAATTCACCAGGACCATAGAACGACATCACATAATCAATGAAATGATTGATGAATTCTTTAGAAAATGCGGTTGCAGTCATTTCAGTTGAGAGTTGTGGATAACGTAATTAAATGCTTCATCATAACTGGAGAAAGTTAAATTACCTGCTCCAGAAGAATCAATATCACCACCAAGTTGAAAACCTTGATAGCAAACAAACCATTCAGGAGATTCTCCTTTGAAAGTAACACCTTCCAAGATTTCGTATGGAAATGGAGTCATTTCAGTTGGCGAGTTGATTGAGAATGTGGCGGGCAAACTTCATAAAATCATAAGAAGTCACACTGTAAGGGTCAAAACCATCAAGCATATCAGATTGATTGTAGGTATTCACAATCAGCAGGCAGGCATCGTAGAGTGCCGCTTCGTGCTCCTCTTGAGATCGGAAGGAGATTGCACTGTAGGAGGGCAGGGTCATGGGTGTGTTCCCTTGATTACCTTGTAATTATAGGGGCAAAACTGCTTCGCTAGGAGACCTCT